TTCAGATATCATACCCTTATTTTTAAGGATCTTTACTGTATCTGTAAAATTGTTAGATGAGGTAATCCAGGGCAATCTAGCGTCACGACGCACTTCATACAAGAACTTTTGTTCTGTAATTTCACCAGTTACCAGTTTGGTATATAAGTCTTGTGTTGTCATGTATATAAATATTTATTTACCTTGACCTCTGTAGGTCTTGACGTAATTTTTACTATTTTTTATTTTTGATGTTTTGCTTTTAGCGTGAACACCAGGTCTTTTTACTTTTGGTTTTTCAGCGTATGAAACCAGGTTAATACCTTTTGCCATTATTCAGTTAGTCCTTTAATTCTGTTGTTTAATTCTTGTAGTTTCTCGTTAATTTTTGTAATGGCTTCGCGGGTACGGTTCAAATATGACATTCCCTCGTTGCTTGCTTTTAATTCTGTACGCATTCTCTCAGTAAACGCCACTACTTTAGTCATTTCATCAATTTTACGTCTAATTTCACGTACAGCCATATGTAATTGTTGTGTAGGTGTACGGAATTGAGATTTCTTTTTGAATTGACTATAACGAGCTTCGTTTAAGCTGCCTTGTCCAAAGTAAAAATCCATAGCTTGTTCTAAACTATCTTCTACTTCTTTATCAGTTTTATTAGCTAAACCATCTGTGGGTAAATCTTCAAAAGCTTCATCATCATATATAAATGATCTAACTTGATTTTTATCTTTAAACTGAGATAAATGGTTGATTGCTTTTTCAAAATCTAAAGTTCCGTCAGCTTTTGTATAGCTATTTTGGGGTTGTGATGAATCTGTAGATTTAGAGGGGATAGATTTTTTAATATCCTCAACATCTACAACCACTTCATTTCCTACTAATTTAGCACTAGGAAGCAAATTTAATACTAATTTTTGTCTTTCAGGTTTTGAACCTAATAAAGTAGCTTTATCTTTATTTACAATAAAAATATGAGAATATTCACCATCAAGTACTTCAATTGTTTTAACCCCACTTAACATATCTTCTTTATAAGAAGCTTCGTTTATAGTGAATTTCTTATATGCTTCAGGATAATTTTTTCTGATGTGGGTGCGATATCTGTTGAATTCAGTTTTGATTCTAGCAGCAATATCGTCTACTACTTTGTCGTCTGTTTTTTGATCTAATTGAGCAATTACTTTACGTAAATCGTCAAATTCTTTATAGACAGAATCGAATGCGGGAACATATTCTACATCCCAAGATATTCTTCCTGTTTCAGGATCGATATCTGTTACAGTATATTTAGTACCCTTTTCAGTTTCTGTATCTCCTACAGTATATTCTCCTTTTGAAAATTGAGCTAATTCTAATACAGATGCTGCGTCTTGAGTATCCATATCGTATCCTGAATTATCGCCTATGTTTGATTGACTACTGGTCATATCTTTAATAGGGCTATATAATTCTTCAATAGCATCTTCAAACAATTGTTTGTAGTCTATAAATTTTGAAGGTCGGTTTGGAATGGAAGGATTGGGGTCAGTAAAAGGTTCGCCTATTTCATCTTTGCGTATTTTAAACGCTTTTGGTGAGGCATATTGCTCGCCGGAGCCAGCTGCAAAGGAAGCACCAGTTCCAGTGGTGCTCATCTCTTGCTTTAAACCTGTTACTTTTAGTTTCATACTGTCACTATTTCATTAGAAAGATCGAGATATTGTAGTAGCGCAACTAAATGATCGTCTTTTAACTTTCTAGTCTCTAGGATAGGATCGATAAGGTTTATAACTTCTTGAATTTTTATTTTAAGTGCAGGGTCCTCTATTTTACCTACGTTTTCTTTCAGCACAGCAGATATACCCTTGAATTTTGTATTTAAAAATTCTTTGAGTTTAGGAGCGTCGCTTGCACTATTGATGTACTCTTTAAGTACTTCTTTTTGTTCTTTACTTAACCCATCAAACTTTGTATTATACTTTTCAAGCATAATTTTGTATGTAAGAGCGCGTGTACCTTTATCCAAAGACATTAGTTCTTCAACTAATGGTGATAAAGACATTTTAATATCTGGGTGGGATGTAATATGTTCTAGAATAGTAATTTTAGATGTGATAATTGATTCGGGGTTTGCGAATTTTTTATCATTATATGATTCTAGAAGAACATATGTTGAAGCTAATAGCTTGTAATTTTTTATTTTAGCCCCGAAAAAATCATTCATATCGAAATTTTCTTTAATTTCGCGAATTAGATTGTATTTTTCCTTGGCTAATTTCTCTCCATCTAACTTTCTAGACATATCTAGTACTGTAGATAGTACTGATTCGGCTTTACCTTCTGATAGAGAAATTGAATTGTTTATTACTTGATACAGTTTATTCTCGTTGGCAAGTTCGCTTTTAGTAAAATATTTTTTTACTAATGTGGCTGCCTTAGAATTTCCATTGGATAAAGTGTCCGCAGTAATTTTTCTTACTAGCAATTCGAACAAGATACCAGTGTTCTTGTATTTATTATGTTTTATTTTCATAAGTAGTGCGCTACTAGTTATAAATATTGAAATTACTTAACTTCCTCGCGGATTTGATCCTCATCTAATAACTTTTCGCCTTCAAAAAGTGATACCTTTTGCTTAGGGAACATACCTTTTAGCATTTTTTCGTTTTTAGCAAATACTGCCTTAGTACTAAGATTAAGGTTTTCTATAGTTAAACCAGGTCTTTCTTCTTCGCCTGATTTAGCTTTCATTCTAGCACTACCGAGTGTGTCTTTACCTAAATTACCGTCTTGTGTTCCATAATCTGAGGCTTTTTCTTCAGGACGACCAAGTGCTCCTTCAGGATAGTTAGGATCATTTTCGTTATACCCAGATGGTACTCCTTTTGATCCAGGATATCTACCTGCTCCATATAATGAGGCTAATGCGTGTGGTGTACCATATGCTTCGCCTGATTCTGCAGGATCGTTTCCTTCTTCAAGGATTTGATTCTGACGGAATAAACGTTTTTGATCTTCAATAAGTAAGTCTCTATATTCTTGATATTGATCTTCACTGAAGTGGAAGATATTATCATATATCCAATCTGTAGGCATTAATTTCTGATCCATCATCATGCCCGCTAAATCTACTTTTTCTTTCAATAAAGCTATTCTTTCTTGATCATAAATGATAGAAGGAGTAGTTAATTGTAATTCGAAGTTTGTTAAAGCACCACCATCATATCCTTGTGCATATAGGTGTACAAGTGCAATTTTAGTTAATTCAGAAATTAGTATTCTTTGAATACGTTCTACTGTACGAGCAAAACGGATATCTTCAGCAGCAAGTGTTGCTTTACCTTCTAGATCAGCTTCGTATCCTAAGAATGCTTTTGGAACTTTAAGTGCTGAGAATAGTTTGTCTCTTAAGTAAGTAACGTCTTCAATAGCAGCGTAATCTAAACCTTTTGTAGTTTCAATACGTGTAGTTTGGTCACCACCTCTTACAGGAATATAAAAATCCTCTAAGATGTTTTGCATGTTGAACTTTAAGTTGTAATCACCTGTATTTGGATCAACATAAGGTGTTTTCTTCATCTTGTTGATCATTCTTTGCATGTAAGTCTCTACCTCATTTGGTGGAATGTTACCTACGTTTACATAGAAAGTACGTTTTTCTGGTGCACGTACAATACGGTGAATTAACATTGCGTCTTCCATCAATGTCATTTGCTTCCAGATCTTACGAGCTGGTTCGAGATACGATCTTCCGTAGGGTAGATAGTTAAAATCTGATAATAGACGGAAATGCGCCATTTCATAATTATCAAATATAACTTCATTACCAGTATTTACACCTACTGATGGATTTATTTGTTGGAAACCTAAAGCATTTTCAGATACTGAATAGCTAGGGTCGTATTTAAATTTTACATCTGAAGGGTTAGCAGGATCTGTACCTTCTAGTCTTAAAATAGTATAAGAGGAGAATGGTACAACATTATAAACACCAAATTTTTCAGATATTTCTAATTTTAGATAAAAATCACCATATTTGATCATGTTACGAGTCCAACTCCATAAGTTGAATTCGATATTTAAAACATCATAAAATAGGTTATATAAGATTTTCTGTACAGTTTCATCTGAAGAGCGTATTTGTAGTACTTCGCTCATATCATTACGTAAAGTAGCTTCATCAGCTACAATATCTAAGGCAGAAGCTACGATAGCATCTGTATCCATTGCCTCGTAGTCAGTATATAATTGGATTCGTGTAGATGGGAAATTAGTCTGTTGTTGTGTAACATAATTTACACCTCCTACTGTACTATATAACTTGTTAAATCGGTCAAATAAGGAATTTGTTTGCAGTTGGCCTAGTGACTGAATCTGGTTTGAATCAGCTACTTTAAGTTGATTTCCTCCTACGTTTCTAATTATAACGTCTGTGGAG